ATAGCTAGACCACAAACAGCGGAAATATTCTTTGAAGACGTATTAATGGCTTTAGTATTTTATGGTATGCCTTTACTGTGTGAAAATAATAAACCTAGACTATTATATTATCTAAAGCGTAGAGGATACAGAGGATTTAGTATGAATAGACCTGATAAACTTATTAATAAATTATCTGTAACTGAAAAAGAAATAGGTGGAATACCTAACTCAAGTGAAGATATAAAACAAGCTCACGCAGCTGCAGTAGAAAGTTATATTGAAAACTTTGTAGGAGCTAAAGATAATAACTACGGTGACATGTATCACCAAAAAACATTAGAAGATTGGGCTGTCTTTAATATAAATAGCAGAACTAAACATGATGCTACTATTAGTTCAGGACTTGCTATCATGGCATGTAACAAAAATTTATATAGACCTGTGCCTCAAAAATTTACTACTAAAATAAATCTGGGTATTAAAACATATGATAATACCGGTGTAATATCAAAAATTAATTAATATATGCAAGCTACTACTACATATAGTACATTTCCGGACCAGGTCGTACCTGCCGCTGAGAAAGCTACTTACGAATATGGGTTAAAAGTTGCGAGAGCTATTGAAGGTGAATGGTTTAGAAATTCACAAGGAGTTGGTTATAGATACATGACTAATTATAATAATTTTCACAATTTAAGACTTTATGCTAGAGCAGAACAGCCAGTACAAAAATATAAAGATGAATTAGCTATAAATGGAGATTTATCATATTTAAACCTAGACTGGAAGCCTGTACCTATTATTCCTAAGTTTGTAGATATAGTTGTTAATGGTATGTCTCAAAGATCTTATGAGGTAAAAGCTATGGCTCAAGATCCTACTTCATTAAAGAAAAGAACTGAATATGCTCAGCGTATTATTATGGATATTGAAAATAAAGCTTTTAACGATGCTGTAATGAAAGAGTTTGGCATTGATATGAGTGAGTCTAGGGCTAAAAATACTCCAGAAAGTTTAGATGATCTTCCTGCACATATGCAAATGGATTATAAACAATCAATAGAAGTTGCAGAAGAAGAACTTATTTCTCAAGTATTAGATAAAAACAAATATCACTTAATTAGAAAAAGATTAAATTACGATCTAACTGTTTTAGGTATATCATGTGTGAAAACATCTTGGAATCCAGCTGAAGGTATTGTTGTTGATTATGTAGATCCAGCTAATATAGTTTACTCTTATACTAATGATCCTAACTTTGAAGATGTTTATTATGTAGGTGAAGTTAAGAACGTTCCTATAGTAGAACTTAAAAAACAATTTCCTAGTTTAACACCTGAGCAAGTTAAAAAATTACAGAACTATACAGGTAATACAGCTTATTCTCCTAATTTTAATGGTAGATATGATCAGAATACTGTTCAAGTATTGTATTTTGAATGGAAAAGTTATATAGATCAAGTATTTAAAATAAAAACTACTGCAAGTGGTTTAGAAAAAACTATAGAAAAAGAAGATACGTTTTTAGAAGTAAAAGAAACAGATAACTTTAAAAAAGCTTCTAGATCAATAGAAACTTTGTATAGTGGAGCTAAAATATTAGGCATGGAAGAAATGCTTGACTGGCGTTTAGCAGAAAATATGACTAGACCATACTCAGACACTAGTAAAGTAAATCTTAGTTATACTATAACTGCACCTAGAATGTATCAAGGTAGAATAGAAAGTTTAGTAGGAAGAATTACTGGCTTCGCAGATATGATACAGTTAACACATTTAAAACTACAACAAGTTATGTCTAGAATGGTACCAGATGGTGTTTATTTAGATATGGATGGTTTAGCAGAAGTTGATCTTGGTAATGGAACTAATTATAATCCAGCCGAAGCTATAAATATGTATTTTCAAACTGGTAGTGTTATAGGTAGAAGCTTAACTCAAGACGGTGAGATGAATAGAGGTAGAGTACCTGTTCAAGAGCTTCAATCATCTTCTGGTGGTGCTAAAATTGGATCATTAATTCAGACTTATAATTATTATTTACAAATGATAAGAGATGTAACTGGATTAAACGAAGCAAGAGATGGTAGTGTTCCAGATAAAAACTCATTAGTAGGTTTGCAAAAACTAGCTGCTGCTAACTCTAATACAGCTACAAGACATATACTACAAGCGAGCTTATATTTAACTTTAATGACTTGTGAAAATATATCTTTAAGAGTTAATGATTCTTTAATGTTCCCACTTACTAGAATGTCTTTAATAAATAGTATATCTAATTTTAATACTAATACATTAGACGAGCTAATGAAAGTAAATATACATGACTTTGGTATATTTATAGAGTTAGAACCAGACGATGAAGAAAAAGCTCAACTAGAACAAAATATACAAGTAGCTTTATCTACTCAATCTATAGACTTAGAAGATGCTATAGATATTAGAAATGTAAATAATCTTAAACTTGCTAATACATTGTTGAAGAAACGAAGACAAGATAAACAAGCTAAAGATCAACAATTAAAGCTACAGCAAATACAAGCGCAAGGACAAGCTCAAGCAGAGACTGCAGAAAAAACAGCATTAGCAGAACTTCAAAAACAAGAAGCTATGACTAGTAGTAAAGTTCAACTAGAGCAAGCTAAGTCACAGTTTGAAATACAAAGAATGCAAACTGAAGCTGAAATAAAAAGAGGTTTAATGCAGCAAGAATTTAACTACAACATGGAACTTGCTAAAGAACAGTCTAGAGTTATTACTCAAAAAGAAAAGCAGATAGAAGATCGTAAAGATGAAAGACTTAAAATTCAAGGAACTCAACAGAGTGAAATGATAACCCAAAGAAAAGAAGATGGTTTACCTATAAACTTTGAATCTAAAGGTAACGATAATTTAGGTGGTATTGGTTTAGAGCAATTTGCACCTAGATAATTTATATTAACTATTATATTATATTATGTCAAAAGAAGAAGTAGTAGAGGCTCCTGACGGAACCTTAGAACAAGGTGAATTTAAAATAAAAAAGAAACCTAAAAAATTAGTTACTGAAAAAAAAGTAACTAAAGTAGATATGGCTAAAAAAGAAGAGCCAAAAGAAGAAACTAAAACTGAACCAACAGCTGTTGAAGAAGCTAAAGTTGAAGAAGTAAAAGTTGAACAACCTGTAGTTGAAGAAACTAAAGCTGAAGAATCTCCAGTTATTGAAGAAATAAAAGTAGAAGAAACAAAAGAAGAAGTTAAAGAAACTAAAGAAGTTGTTGAAGAAATTAAAGAAGAAGTAAAAGAAAATCCACAAATAGAATTACCAGAAAATATTGAAAAGTTAGTAAACTTTATGAAAGATACTGGTGGTACTGTTGAAGACTATGTTAAGCTTAATAAAGATTATACTAATTTAGGTGGAGAACAATTACTTAAAGAATATTATAGTGTAAGCAAACCACATTTAAATTCAGAAGAAATAAACTTTCTAATGGATGATAATTTTGCTTGGGATGAAGATGAAGAAGAAAGAGTGGTTAAAAAGAAAAAACTAGCTTACAAAGAAGAAATTGCTAAAGCCAAAAGCTTTTTGAATAGTTCTAAAGATAAATACTATGAAGAGATCAAGTTGAAACCTTCAGTATCTCAAGAACAAAAAAAAGCTAATGACTTTTTCAATAGGTACAACGAAGAACAGAAGGTGATTCAACAGCGTCATGAAAGTTTTACAAACAATACTAAAAAGTTGTTTGCCGATGAATTCAAAGGTTTTGAATATAATGTTGGTGATAAAGCTTTTAGATATAATGTAAATAACAAGAGTGATGTTGCTCACAATCAATCTGATTTAAATAATTTTGTTGGGAAGTTCCTAGATAAAAAAGGTGAAATCAAAGATTATAGAGGTTATCACAAAGCCTTATACACTGCTAATAATGCTGATAAAATAGCAAAACATTTTTACGAACAAGGTAAAACTGACGCGATAAGAGATGTTAACGCTAAATCTAAAAACATAACAAACGAAGTTAGAGCTACAGGCTCTGGTGAAATGTTTATTAATGGTATGAAGGTAAAAGCAATTAGTGGAGTAAATAGTTCTAAGTTAAAAATAACAAGAAAAAATAAAACTTAAAACTTAAAAAACAAAAATTATGGGATTTCAAACAAGCGGGTCTTTTCCTGCGTCCTTAGTTCCAGCTGCTGAACAAACAGTATTAAATAGTAACTATTTAAATTTTGCTGATGGTTCATCTGACTGGGCACAACAATATCTACCTGAGCTTTACGAAGCTGAAGTAGAAAGATACGGAAACAGAACTTTATCTGGTTTCTTGAGAATGGTAGGTGCAGAAATGCCTATGACCTCTGATCAAGTTATTTGGTCTGAGCAGTCTAGGTTGCACGTGTCTTACAACACGGCTTATTTACCGGGTGCTCCTGCTACAAGTATATTAATTGACTTAAGTACTACTGGTCCAGTTAATTCAGCTGGTGCTGCAACAGCATCTGCTAGCTGTGCTATTAAAGAAGGTAATACTATTCTTTATGCTGATACTGCTACAGGTTTAACTACTGGTAGAGCTTTAGTAACTGCTGTTTCAGCGCCTGCTGCTAATATCGTTACTTTAACAGTTGTTCCTTATGCTGCTGCTGCAATTGCTGCTGGTTTCACTGGATTAACTACTGCTGGTGATATGAGCGTATTTGTATACGGTTCTGAATTTGAAAAAGGTGGCGGTGGTGCTGGAAGTCCTTATGACGGAATGCAGTCTATTACTCCTGAATTTCAAGAGTATAACAACTCTCCAATTATAATTAGAGATAAGTACCAAGTTTCTGGTTCTGATGCTTCTCAAATTGGCTGGATTGAGGTTGCTACTGAAGATGGTACTTCTGGATACTTATGGTATTTAAAAGCTGAGTCTGAAACAAGACTAAGATTTGAAGATTATATGGAAATGGCGTTAGTTGAAGGTGAACTAGCTGGACACACTGTTGTTCCAGGTGGTGGTTGGACTGCTGACTTAAAAGGTACAGAAGGTTTATTCAAAGCTATTGAAGCAAGAGGTAATGTTTATCAAAACTTCGCTGGTGCAGCTGCTCCAGGTTCAGGTGCTATGGGTGATTTTGATGCTATCCTTAAGCAATTAGATAAGCAAGGTGCTATTGAAGAAAACATGTTATTCTTATCTAGAGCTTCTGCTCTTGATTTTGATGACATGATTGCTGCAATGAACGGTAATTTTGCTTCTGCTGCTGCTGCTTCTTATGGTTTATTTGATAATGAATCAGAAATGGCACTTAACTTTGGTTTTACTGGGTTTAGAAGAGGTTCTTATGACTTCTACAAAACTGACTGGAAATATTTAAACGATGCTTCTACTAGAGGTTTAGTTAACAATATTGATGGTGTATTAATTCCTGCTGGAACTACTACAGTTTACGATCAAATGTTAGGATCAAATATCAGACGTCCTTTCTTACACGTAAGATATAGAGCTTCTGAAACTGAAGATAGAAGATACAAAAACTGGATCACTGGTTCAGTTGGTGGAGCTTATACTGACGGTGTTGATGCTATGACAGTTCATTTCTTAACAGAAAGATGTTTAGTTACTCAAGCTGCTAATAACTTCGTATTATTTGAAGCTACAGTATAGTTTTATATAATGAGAGTGGCTTTTGTCACTCTCTTTATTAATCTTTAAATAATAATAGAAATTATGGCAAACTTTATGAAATTTAAAGTGGATGCTAATAAAGACCTCCACTTAAATGTTGAAAATGTATACAGAGTAGGATTAGCCGCTAACGATCCAACAGATGCTGATGTGTTGTTTTATTACAACGTAGCTTCAGCCGCTGGAACAAATGTTTGGGCAGTTAATGTAAAACTAGCTTCGGCTATTACACAATTGCAAGCTAATCAATTAGAATCTCTTGTGAGAAAAATAAATAAAAAACCAGGTGGTGTTATTAATGCTTCAGATATATTAGGCGATAGTCTTTTTCTGGCAGCTGCAGCTCCATTTGCGGTAGCTAGTACGGCTCAACCATCTTAACCCTTAAAAATATATATTATGCAAAATGGTATTATAGTTCCACTTAGTGGATCTTTTATTGCAGGGGCGATTGGACCTGCTGCTACTGACACACAATTAGATATATCATCAATGGTATGGGTAGCTAATGGTACTCCAAGTTTATCTGCTACAGGTGGATCTGGAACAGGTGCTGTTGCTACTGTAACTATTACTGGTGGTACTACTGCTGCTACAACTTTAACTTTTACCGCTGGTACAGGTTATAAAGTAGGAGATGTTTTAACTATAGCTGGAAATACTACTAACTTTACTGGAAGTATTGTTTTAACCGTAACAGAAGAAGATCTTTTAGGAGATGAAACTGAAGGTTACATTAGTGCTCCGGGAAATGGTTTTTGGAATTGCGTTCTACCTCCTGAAACTGGAGATAGTTTTTTAATTCTTTACATTTCTCAAATTGAGTCAGATCACGAAAGATTATGGAAAATCACCATTACTGGTGGTGACTCAGATAATCATAATGACGTGGCTATAGCTTTTGATAAAGCTATGGTAAAAGCTGCTCAAAGACCTAACCAAAACATTACTGTTTCAGGACTTCCTACGGGAGTTGCTGTAAGTAAAGTTGAGTTAAGTTAAGCAAAATAATGATCCCGCTTCGGCGGGATCTTTTTAATTATTATATTATATTATATTATGGAAACAAAAGAAAAAAAGGCTCCTGCTCCCAAGCAAGAGGTTAAAAAAGATACTTGGGAATATAAAGATAGACATTATTTTTTAGTAAATAAAAGTCCTTTAACTTATACTTTAGCAAGTAAACATACACAAAGATTTCCTCTTGTTTATTTTGATAAAGACTTAGGTTATGAAAGAGAATTAAGATATGCTACAAATCAAAATACACCATTTGTAGATGAACAAAAAGGACAAGTTACACTAAAACATATTATTTTTGAAAACGGATCATTACATGTTTCCAAAAATAAAAGAAACTTACAAGAATTCTTAGATAAACACCCTCATAAAGGTAGATTATTTCAAGAATTAGATCACGTTGCAGAAGCAGTAGATGAATTAGATTTCTTAGACTTACAAGTAGATGCTTTAAACGCTGCTAGAAATATGGAAGTAGATCAAGCTGAAGCAATACTAAGAGTAGAAGTTGGATCTAATGTATCTCAACTGTCTAGCAAAGAAATAAAAAGAGACATTCTGATATTCGCTAAACAAAATCCTAAGTTGTTTATTGATTTAGCAAATGATGAAAATGTGATTCTTAGAAATTTTGCTATTAATGCAGTTGAAAAACATATAATTGGATTGTCTTCTGATCAAAGATCATTTACTTGGAAAAGCAATGGACGTAAACTAATGAATATACCATTTGATGAAAACGCTTACTCAGCTATGGCTGCGTGGTTTAAAACAGACGAAGGTTTAGAAGTTTATAAGTCTATAGAGAAAAAACTTAAATAACAAGTGATTATAATAAAGGTGGTTTAATCGCCACCTTTTTTTTTAAATAATAAAATATGGCAG